GTGAGGGGGAATGACAAGTTTGTTCGCTTAAACTCCGTGACTGATTTGTTCCGATCAGGTAAAGTGTGGGCTCCGGACATGCGATGGGCGCACGAAGTGATCGAACAAATGGCGGCTTTTCCTAATGCGTCACACGATGACTTGGTTGACTCGTCAACACAAGCGCTTATCAGGTTCCGTCAAGGCGGGTTTATAAGATTGGATTCGGATGAAGAAGAAGATTCTTATGGACGCCGTCGCTCATATGCTTACTATTGAGGTAGATAAATGGCTATCGACAAAGCTCTAAACCGCGCGCCCTTAGGGCTGGATTCATTAGTCCCCAACATGATGGATTCACCATCAATGGGCCCCGAAATCGAGATTGAAATTGAAGATCCAGAGGCTGTGCGAATTGGCATCGACGGCATGGAGATTGAGATCGAGCCCAGCAAAGAATCAGTTGACGATTTTGATGCAAACTTGGCCGAATACCTAGACGAAGGATATCTGGCGCAGTTGTCAGGCGACTTGATCGGCGACTTTGATGAAGACGTTGGATCTCGCAAAGACTGGTTGCAGACTTATGTTGACGGCCTTGAATTACTTGGCTTGAAGATTGAAGAACGCAGCGAACCATGGGAAGGCGCCTGCGGCGTGTATCACCCAATCCTTGGCGAAGCTCTGGTCAGGTTCCAATCAGAAACAATGATGTCAACGTTTCCAGCTTCTGGACCCGTCAAGACGCAGATCATTGGCAAAGAAACACCCGAGAAGAAAGACGCATCAATCCGTGTTGCCGCGGATATGAATTACCGCCTGACCGACAAGAACAAAGAATTCCGTCCTGAGCATGAGCGTATGTTGTGGGGCTTGGGCCTTGCAGGCAACGCATTCAAAAAGGTGTATTACGACCCAGAGATGGGAAGAGAAACATCTATCTTTGTGCCGGCGGAAGACATGGTGGTCCCTTACGGCGCGACCAGTTTGGAATCAACGCCACGTGCAACTCACGTGATGCGCAAGACAGAGAACCAAGTCAAGGTTTTGCAATACAGCGGCTTCTGGCGCGACATTGATTTGGGTACGCCAGATCCAACGCTTGATGAAGTCGAGAAGAAGATTGCTGAAAAATTAGGCTTCCGTGCAACGACGGATGACCGCTATAAGATTCTCGAGATGAGTGTTCAGCTGGATATTCCAGGCTACGAACACAAAGATGACGACGGCGAGCCAACAGGCATTGCTCTGCCTTACATCGTGACAATTGACAAAAGCAGCGGTGAGATCCTTGCTATCCGTCGCAATTGGCGTCCAGAAGATGATCTGTGCCGCAAGCGTCAGCACTTTGTGCACTACGGCTACATCCCGGGTTTTGGCTTCTATCACTTTGGCTTGATCCATTTGATCGGCGCATTTGCCAAGTCAGGCACATCATTGTTGCGTCAATTGGTTGATGCTGGTTCATTGGCAAACTTGCCCGGTGGCTTCAAAGCGCGCGGCATGCGTGTTAAGGGTGACGATACACCGATTGCTCCTGGCGAATTCCGTGATGTTGACGTTCCAAGCGGCACGATCAAAGACAACTTGATGACGCTGCCATACAAGGAGCCAAGTCAAACCCTGTTGCAATTGCTGAACCAGATCATTGATGACGGCCGTCGCTTTGCAAATACGGCTGACCTTGACATCAGCGATATGTCTGCCAACTCACCTGTTGGTACGACCTTGGCCATTCTTGAGCGCACCCTGAAGGTGATGTCTGCTGTGCAGGCGCGTATTCACTTTTCTTTCAAAGAAGAGCTGGGTTTGCTCAAAGACATCATTCGCGATTACACGCCAGACGACTACGAATACGAGCCCGAAGAAGGCAAGCCATCGGCCAAGAAGTCTGACTACGATAACGTCGATGTGATTCCCGTTAGTGACCCCAATGCGTCTACCATGGCGCAGAAGATTACCCAGTACCAAGCTGTGTTGCAGCTCGCACAGTCTGCACCTCAGATGTACAACATGCCTTTGTTGCACCGTCAGATGCTGGATGTATTGGGCATCAAGAACGCACAAAAGCTCATCCCCATGGATGATGATTTGTTGCCAACAGACCCAGTATCAGAGAACCAAAACATTCTGAAGATGAAGCCTGTGAAAGCGTTCTTGTATCAAGACCATCAGGCGCACATCGCTGTGCACACCGCCATGATGCAAGACCCCAAAATCGTGGCAATGATGCAAAACAATCCTATGGCGCCGCAGTTCCAAGCAGCTATGCAGGCGCACATCAATGAGCATTTGGGCTTCGAGTACCGCAAACAAATCGAAGTTCAGTTGGGTATGTCTTTGCCACCTCAACACGACGAGACAGGCGAAGAAAAGCACATGCCACCAGAAGTGGAAGAGAAGTTGGCACCAATGCTGGCACAGGCCGCACAACGTTTGTTGGCACAAAACCAACAGCAGGCGGCTCAACAGCAGGCAATGCAACAAGCTCAAGATCCTTTGATCCAAATGCAAATGCAAGAATTGGCTATCAAACAAGCCGATCAGCAGCGCAAACTGGTCAAGGATCAAACAGATGCCGAGCTCAAGAAGCGTCAGCAGGATATCGAGGCAATGCGTATTGCAGTTACCGCGGAATCAGGCAAACAAAAAGACGCCACAAAATTCTTGACCGACATAGTAAAGGGCAACATGGAACGAGATCACGACAAACAAGCGCGTGCTCAAGAACTATTTGTCGATGGTTTGAAAACTGCATTTCAGGAAAAGACAAAACCCACAAAAGGTGATTAATGAATGCACTTGAAGTAATCGTCTCTCAATCGGACGAAAAGATTTCTCAACTCAAGGACTACCTCTCAAGCGGGCGAGTTACTAGTTTTGAGGAATACAAATCCCTCTGCGGCGAGATTCGCGGTCTGCTCATCGCAAGAGGTTATGCATTAGACCTGCAACAAAAACTGGAGAACTCAGATGAGTGAAATCCTTATCGGCTCAAACCCCGATAACCCTACTATCGTTGGCTCTTACAAAATGGATGCCACGGCAGAAGAAAAAGCACGACAACTACCAGAGCCAAAAGGCTACCGGATTCTTTGCGCCATCCCAGAAGTGGAGAAGGAATTCGAGGACAGTTCAATTGGACTTATTAAGTCTGAGCTGACCATTGATTACGAGGAAAAGCTGGCAACGGTGCTTTTCGTCGTGGCTTTGGGCCCAGATTGCTACGCTGATCAAAAACGGTTCCCTACCGGCGCATGGTGTAAGCAAGGCGACTTTGTGATCGTGCGTCCCCACGCCGGCACACGCCTGATGATCCATGGCCGAGAGTTCCGCATGATCAACGATGATTCTGTGGAAGCAGTTGTTCAAGATCCCCGCGGCATCAAACGCGCCTAACAGGAGATAGACCATGTCAAAAATGGACGAACAAGAATTCAAATTCCCCGATGAGACTGACACAAAAGCCGAGTCACAGGAAGAGAAATTAGAGATTGAAATCGAAGACGACACGCCTGAAGAGGACCGCGGCCGTCAACCGTTGCCAAAAGAAATAGTTGAGAAGCTCGACAAAGACGAGTTGGCTCAATACGACGAGGACGTCAAGCAAAAGCTGCTTCAGATGAAGAAGGCTTGGCATGACGAGCGTCGCGAGAAAGAGCGTGCCCAGCGTGAACACGATGAAGCGGTGGCCTATGCCCGTCGCCTCATGGAAGACAACAAGAAGGTGCGCAGCGTCTTGAACCAGGGTGAAAAAGAGTTTGTTGCAAATATGCAACAGACTGCTGAGTATGCCTTGCAGATTGCCCGTGCTGAGTACAAAGAAGCCTACGAAAGTGGCGATGTTGACAAGATCACGGCAGCAACTGAAAAGATGCAAGAGGCCAACATCAAAGCGATGCAGGCCAAAAACTTTAGGCTTCCAGCTTTACAAGAGGTCGAAAGTAATGTAACAATTAATACTGAGCCGGAAACGGTTGCAATCCCGCGCCCTGATGACAGGGCTGTTGCGTGGCAAAAGCGCAATAGTTGGTTTGGTTCAGACAAGGAGATGACAGCATCAGCTCTTGGTCTGCACGAAAAACTGCGTGATAACGGAGTGCGACTTGGTTCCGACGAGTATTACGACGCATTGGACAAAACAATGCGCAAACGGTTCCCCGAAGCTTTCGAGGATGAGTCATTTAACCAGTTTGAGGAGAGAACAGAAGTTCAACAGCCACAGCAAAAGCGTCCACCAACCGTGGTTGCACCAGCTGTGAGATCGACAGCTTCAAACAAAGTGAAGATGTCGCAACGACAAGTCGCGCTGGCAAAGAAGCTTGGCTTGACCCCTGAACAATATGCACTCGAAATGAAAAGATTGGAGAATTAAATGACTAAAGAAACCCGTACACCCCGTGAAATCGACACCCGAGAGTTCTTTGAGCGCCCTAAGCAGTGGCAGCAACCAGAGCTTCTCCCTGAGCCAGACAAAGAGGCTGGGTTCGGTTACCGTTGGATTCGTGTTGCCATGATGAATCAGGCAGACCCGCGTAACCTTTCGGCCAAACTCCGTGAAGGTTGGGAACCTGTCCGAATCGAAGAGCAACCCAAATTCAGACTGCTAGTTGATCCCAATAGTCGATACAAAGACAACATTGAGATCGGCGGGTTGTTGCTCTGCAAGACGCCTTTGGAATTCATTGATCAGCGTAATGC